GCTTACGCAACACGGACAATTGCAAGGATTCCACGACGGTGCGAGCCCTTTGCTCGTCTCCGAGTTTTGGGAATACAGACGAGCTTGAGTAACGAGCGTGGCCAACAAGTCATCCAAGCCGCACGTAGCCACGAGCTCGCAGTCCTCTCCCGCGAACACTGGTGGCCGCCAGAGTGTCACGCGGTTGCCGAGCGCTTCTCGCAAGACCCACGCGTGACCCGGGTTCGCGGCCCACAGCTTACGCAACACGGACAATTGCAAGGATTCCACGACGGTGCGCTCAGCTTTCAACTCCAGCAACCAAGAGTGTCCCCTGGCCACGGCGAGGCAGTCAGGCCACCCTGCGGGCGCGCGTATGTTCGCGACGAGAGGGTATACCATCGCGCCCTGTCCGCGCAATACCGCGCGCGTTCTCGCGCCGAAGTCACTCTCTAGCCCGCGCTTTCCCCTGGCCACGTCACCTGCGCTCCTCTCGTCCCGAGGGCCTTGCTCGTCAACTCAATCGCGCGCCGCACCGCTCCGGGCTACTCGGCGCGGAACACGCCCAGGCATGGCTGGCCGTGGCCGTGGTAACCCGCGTCACGGCAGCAGAAGCACGCCTGAGCTCCGCACGCCGCGCACGCGTCTTCTGGCAAGGTCGGCTGCCCACACACCGCGCACGGGAAGTCTTCCCCGCGCAGAGACATGCTCGCTGCCACCCTGCAGCGTATCAGCGCCACTTCCCACTCGTCGTTCCACACGCGCGACAGTCCGCTCGGGTGGGGGACGACTACGTGGCGCGGCGCGCTGTCCGCGGTCATGACGGCGGGTACCAACCCGCCCCACGGTAGCGCTGCCGGGGCTCCGAAAGCGTCGGCTACCCTACGGCCGACTAGTATCACGCGGCGAGGCCTCTCGCTGGCCGGAGCCGCCGACAGGCTTCTCGCGAGCAGCACGGCGGTCTCCCTGGCCCGCACGGGGTCCCACGCCGAGCGTGGCGGCAGCAGGTTCAGCGACCAGTCCCACTCGAGACCCAGCTGGCTCAGCTTGGCGCGCGCCATTTCGCCGCGCGGACCCTGGAAGGCGCCCCTGCGTGACGCGAGGGAGAGCCACTCCAGCGGGCTAGCTGGCGCGCCGAGCGGTTCGGCGCGCGGGTCGCTCTCCGCCACGAGCAGCGGTCCCGCGGCAGCGCGCGTCACGGGAGCCGGAGTCGGAGTCGTAGCGTCAGCTTCACAAGCGCTGTGAGCGCTGTGAGCGCAGCGCGAGACGGCGCGCAATACGTCAGACAAGCGTGTCATCAGCTAGCCCTTCCTGGCGAGATCACGGTCGCCTGGGTCATGACCGCGAGCGTCACGGCGACACCCGCCCGTGCCGGGTGAAAGCTTCGTGCGTCAGTGGCCACCCGCTCTCGAGCGCTTGTTCGCACGCGCGCGCCGCAAGGTCGATCTCCCACAGCGGGTAGCTGACGAACTTCGCGTCGGGCTCGTGAACGCGCAGCGACAAGAACGCCATGAGCGACCGTGGATTGCACGTCACCCAGCAGCCAGAGTATATGCCGACCGGGAGGCAGTCGCGAGCCAGCCCGGGATCAACACCGAGCGCGAGGTTCTTCTCGTACGCCGTGTAAGCGAACGCGTACGACGCTCTCAGGTTGTGGCACAGCGCTTCGTAGGTGCGCTGGTCCTCGCAGCGCGTGAACTTCGGGCGTCCCGGCTTCCAGCCGTCGACCTTCATCATCGGTCGCTCGCGGTCAGGCAAGTAGAAGACCGGCTCCAGCTGTTTGTAGCGCCCGCTCTCCTCGTTGTACGAGAACCCGATCCGGTGCCGGTGCCACTCGCGCCACACGAAGACCGGGGCGCGGACGAAGAAAGTGACCGCAGAATGCTCGAAAGGCGTCCCGTGACGGTGTCGCATCAAGTAGTCGATGAGCCCGGTGTTGTCACTCGCCAGCGCAGGGTCGGCGAACGTCGCCGCGGCTACGCCGCTGACGCTGACCTTGGCCGCGGCGACGACCATGTGGTCGCCGCCCATGCTCTGGATGACAGACACGTCAATGTCACTCTTGAATTGCATTCGCGTTCTCCCGTTCAATGAGACGGTTCAGGTACCACGCCGCTTTCCGCAAGTCCTCTACGCCGTTCTTGTGGCGGAAACGTGCCACGTACTTGACCACGTTCCCGTCGCAGAACCCGAGCCCCCACGCTTCTATCGCGTCGATCACTTCTATCGGCCCGGCGTTATAGTGTGCCGGGTGGTGTACCGCGTCACTCATCGCTCACCTCAGGTAGTAAGTATACACGCTGAACTCCGCGTTCTCCGAGGAGTGGATCAGCAACGTATCCGCGAGACCAGCGGGTTCTGGCATACGTACGTCGTCTGGACACCGCTCACTGACGTACTCGCCGTCTCGTATCACGCTGAGTCTGAGCCAGCCGGCCACTTTTCGCGCGAGCGCTTGTTCGTATACTTGTCGGCCGCCGCAGACGTAGACCCGGTCAGAGCCCGAGGCCGAGAGCGCGGTAGACACGGCCGAAACTAAGCTAGCGCGCGCCACGCGATGCGTCTCGCTGGGCACTGACGCTGGGTCGCGCGTCAAGACTATGGTAAAGCGTCCCGGCAAGTCTCCGACTAGTTCCCACGTCTTACGGCCCATCACTATGACTCCGCCAGACGTCAGCGCCTTGAAGTCTGTCATTTCCGCGCGACCAGCCCGCGTGTGTCGCCACGGCAAGTCGCCATTCGCGCGAGCGAGTGTCCCGTGCCTATCAACGCATGCTACTATCATGACGCGTGCTCGCTCCTCGCTCGTCATGCAGGCTCCTGTTAGTTTAGGTAGTTCGTGTCCTGGGTTCCCACGGCCTCCACCGAGGGCTTTTTTCCCTGGGAGGGAGTTATCAGGTCTCTCGAAAAGATTTGAGCTTTTGGTGGAGACCGTGGTCAGCCACGCGGGACCCTGGAAGTGAGTTCCAAGGACGTTTTCTGCCGTTTCAAGCGCGCGACAACGCGCTCAGCCATGCGCACGCGCAAGCGCCCGTAGCTGCGTAGCAGCTCTCCGCACTCGGTGGTTGTCAGGAAGTCGTTCTCGTACACTGCCTCGTCCATGTGCTCTGCGAACTGTTTCAGCGCGCGCAACACGGCAGCGTCCTCTGGCGAAGCTTTGGCGAGTCTCATGTTGTTCAGCTCATTCAATATCGCGGGGGGTCTTTTTCTCGAGACGCGGGTATGCGCGAGCTACCTCTTTGGCGCTAGTCATTAGACCAGCTACGAGCCGGCGCGGGACGCCTCGAAACTCAGTTCCTCGCACACCACATCGGCGACGAATCGCCAGAACTGCTGCCGCGCCACGCCGGCCTGCAGCAGCGTCGCGTCGGCTTGCTGCCGCGCCACGCAGGTATGCCGCAGCGCCACGCCGGCCTGCTGCAGCACCACGTCGGCCTGCTGCCACGCCACGCTGGCCTGCTGCCACTTCACGTAGTCCTGCCGCAGCGCTAGGTCGGCCTGCTGCCGCGCTATATCGGCCTGCCGCCGCGCTATATCGGCCTGCCGCCGCGCCATGCCGGCCTGCTGCCACGTCACGTAGTCCTGCCGCAGCGTCGCGCTGGCCTGCCGCCGCGCCGCGTCAGCCTGCCGCCACGCCGCCTGCCATTCCGCCTGTTGCGGATCGTCGCCAGCTGCGCGACGACGCCAGAGCGCCGCAACGACGCGCGCGACTTCCGCCACGCCAGGACGGATCGCGTCGGCCGCGAGCTTGTCGGCCAGTCGCGCCATCACGCGCGGCACAAACCGCGAGTAGTCCGCGCCGGCTCTGACGGCCCGCCAGAAACGCGGCGGCCATGCGGATCGCTTGACGCTCGGCAGTCCCTCGAAGACGTGATCCGCCAGCCACCACGCGAGTTCGGGCACTCCTGTCGCCTCCGCGATCGCAGCGTGATCGGACGGCCGGATCGAGCGGTCCATCAGCCCCAGCCGCTGGCAGTCTTTTATTGAGCAACCGACGGCACAGCCCTTCGACGGCCCGGCGTCGTAATCGCCGGCGATGTATTCGTCCGCCGCCTGGTGGGCGTCGGCGCATTCGATCAGCTTCTCATGCAGTTCCGCAGTCAGCATCAAACCCTCCTTTCAAGGGTGAGTTTCGCGGTTACGATCACGACGTTCACGTTCACGATCACAACGTCCTGCACTCTTCCGGGGCTTTGTCGTCTCTCCACCGCACGAAGCGCGGGTGTCGCAGTCGACCGCGCGCTCCGACGTACTGGTACGCCACTTCGACCACCTGACCTATCACGTGCGGCCCGAGTGCGGCGCGCTCTGCGTCGGTGAACCCCGAGACGTCTGCGACTACCGGGCCGCCCCACAGGCTGCACTCAAGCGAGCCAATCAACCCGGCGTACTTGCCGCGACCAGGGGTGAGACCTGTCACCACGAGATCCGCCGTACGCGTTGGCTTCCACTTCGCCCAGCCAGTCAGGTTGCCGTCCTTGAACACGTAACCCTCGACGTCCGTGGGTAACGGCGCGCGTAACGTGGCCTCTAGCGTGGACTTCGCCATGCTCTCGATGTCGCACCAATCTGATAGCGCCAGTCCGTAAATCAACGCGACGTTCTCGACGTGCCCAAGCGACGCGGTCGAGTGGAGCCCGCCTATCGCGAAGCACTCGAGGCGCAAACGATCGAGCGCACCACGAGCTAGCGCGCTCTTGACTTCGCTCGCGGGATGTCCCGGGCACCAGAGCTCGCACAAGAACGCCAAACCTACCGCGGTCGGGTATTCCCGCAAGCGCGTCAGCGCGTTCCAACCAGCTAGTGACGCGCTGATATCCGTACCGTGTCGAGTGACGCACGTGACGCGAGGATCGGTTCCATGCTCTCCAGCGGTAGTGACTGTCAGCCAGATACCGTCTCGCTTGACTTGCACAAACCGGCGTCGCATCTCTGGGGTGTATTCAACGATCGTGGGGCGCGGCCAGTTCATCAGTCGGCGCTCCTCTCGGTCTCGTGAGGTGCCTCGTGAGGTGCCTCGGGCGCTTCAACTCGCGCGCAAGTGACCAGCAAGTGCGCTTGCAAGTACTCGAGAGTCACGCCCAAGACTTCCGCCGCGCGTACCTCGCCCAGTTGGACTACCAGCTCTTCTATCTGTCGCAACGCGCGCTGGTATTCTTGCGCAACTCCCTGGCGTTCCATCTCGGAAACTAGCGCGCTTAGACGCGTTATCTCAGCCCGTCGGTCGTTCAAACCCCCAGGACCGTCTTCGCCAGCTCGAACGTTCGCGAGATAAGCATCCCACGCAGCGGTCTCGGTTCGGAGGGCTGCGTCTAGTCTCGCGAGCGCGGCCTCAGCCCGTACGCGCTCGCGAGACCCGGCGATCTTGAGCTTGCCCGCGTGCGTCGCGTCTTGCTCGTACCATCTGACGAGCATGGACAAGTCTTGGGTCTTGTCGTTCTGCACGCGTGCCATGGCTTTGCGCACGCGAGAAGTGAGCTGCCGGCGTTTCAGCCCGTTCAGTCGGCCTAGCAGGGTCAGCATCTTGCGCACGTTGTGCTTGTTCGCTATCGTCTTCAGCTCCGCGCGCAGTTTCGCCAGCCTGCGTGTAGCGAGGCGTATCCGGGCGTCCGCGTCATCGAGTTCTAGCGACGCTTGCAAACGAGCGCGCTTAGCTTTCAGTGGCGCGAGAACCCGCGCGTGCGCTTCCATGCGGTACGCCGGATCGGCGGATACGTCACTTGACGCGATCCGCAGGTTCATCTCGGCGCGAGCCAAGTCTCGGCGCGCCTCCCTCAGTCCGTAAGTGACACTCTGCATCAGACTCTCCTTGACCCTCGCGAGGGTCGCTAGTGACAGGCCCGCGAGCTCGGGGAGACACCATCGGAAGGCCGAGCTGGTCGTCTCCCTTCGCTCCCAGGTCTGAAACGCTCACGCTACGCCGCGACAGCGTCCGCCGGCGGGGAATTCGCGCCCATCGCCTTGCGGAGAGCCGCGATGTCGACGTTGTCGGCGATCAGCTGCTTCTCCAGCGCGGCCATCTGGTCCTGGAGGGAGCGGAGCTTCTTCGCCGCTTTGCGCTGCTCGGGGCTGCCAAGCGTGTCGCTTTCGACGGCTTGCGCGTCGAGTTGGTCGGCGCGCTTGCGCAGCATTTTCGCTTGCTCGCGCAAGTAGACGCTCTCTTTCTCAAAGTCGTCCGGACTCAGCGCCTTGTGCTTGACGCTGCTGTAGTCGGCGGGCCACTCCGTCAGTTTGACAGTCCGGTTGCCGGCCGCGTCGGGCTTGAGGTTCGGGTGTATGACGCGCTTGATCGGCGGACGCTTTGCCGCCGGAACGGGAGAGGCGGACGGAACCGCGGGATCGGGGTTGGGAGCGGGAGCGGGAGCGGGAGCGGGAGGGGTCGGCTTGGCCATCGCAGTGTTCCTTGCGCGAGTTTCTTGCGACGTCACTCAGCGAGTCTTTGCTCGCTGCCAGCGCGTCGCACATGAATATTATACCGAGTCTCGAGAGCCGCGCGAATCCTAAGACTGGGGTTTTTCTTGGGTTTTCTCAAAGAAACCTGAAAAAGACCGGGAAGAGCCTCTCGCTCTTCCCGGTCTTGTCTTTTCCCAGGTCCAGGCCCCAGGTCCAGGTCCCAGGTCTAGTCATCCGGGGGGCGGTCCCTTTCCGCGTAACTTCGCCAGTCTATCGCCTCTATCGTGAAGATGAGAGCCACGAGCAGAGACTCGACTAGCAGCTGTTTCCACGGGAACGGGACGTCTGGGTCCGGGGGTTCGCGTCGCGTCAGTCGCAACTCGCGGCTCAGACGTCGGGTGTCCCGTGGGCTCACGAGGAGGTCTCCTTCCCAGCGCCTGACGGCTTGGCGAACTTCGCGTTCATCGCGCGGCGCAGCGCTTCGACGTCGACATTGTCGGCGCTCAGCTGTTCGGTCAGCGCGGTGATCTGCGCTTGCAATGCCAGCAGCTTTTTCGCCGCCGCGCGCTGCTCCCCCGTACCAAGCTTGGCGGTCTCGTCGGCCAAGGTGCGCAAGCGGGTCATCTCCCGCTCGTGCCACGTGGCTTTGGCGCGGTAGTACGTGACCTCGTCCGTGAAGTCGTCCGAGTCCAGCGCCTTGTGGTAGATGCTGGAGTGGTCCGCGGGCCACTCCGTCAGCTTGACCGTCGCGTTACCCGCGGCATCGGGCTTGAGCGCCGGATGCGTCGCACGGCGGATCGGCGGCCGACGGTCTCGCTTCGCGGCCGCGACTTGCTCTGGCGTCTTCGTGCCGTCAGTGGTGGTCTGCGCGATCGCCTCTTGCGCCATCTGCTGGGCCTCCGGGGTCGGAGCGCTGGCAACGGACGCGTTTCCTTTCTTCGACTTTCTCATGACATTCTCCGCAGGACGAGTGATGAGCGGCCTGCTCGCTCAGTCTGGCTGTGTTGAAAAGGTCGGCCAGACTAACGACCTTATCGTATCAAGTCTCAGGTCGTTTGTAAACGACCCGAGTCAGGTTCTCAAGAGATTTTTCAGGACGTTCGGGTTCACCGTGGCTTTCGGTAGCGACACTGTGCTGCGTGCTGAAACGCCGCGACATCGGTAGTGTCTGTCGGGTTAGTTACGCGCCGGTGAGTCAGCAGCGCGACGACGCTGGCCCACCCACGGAGGAGGTCAAAGGGATCGTTCCACTCGCCAATGCGATACGACGACAAGTTGCCGTGCACGCAGCACAAGACCCACCTGAACTCACGTGGTGGTAACCGGTTTGACGGCCAACATTCGAGCCTGAACACGCGGTCTCTCACGTGCATGTCAAAAGTTCCGTGATCACCGGCATGCCCCGGAGTATGTTTCCACCAGTCCGCGAGAGCCAGCACGCTGACAGGCGCGCAACAAGAGGCATCGCGACAATTAGTGCAGCTAATCAGCAACATTCGGGTGCTCCTTTCACTTGTCGAGAGCGTTTCCATTGCCGCAGTCTCGAGGCTAGCGACAAGCGAGCCTCACGCAGGGTAGCGTGATACGAGACGCTGCGTTTAGTCGCAGTGTCTCGTACCACGTAAGAGGTCCAGCCGTATCCGGCCAGCAGTCGTATCTCGTATCGGTGCGCACGACAAACATGCACCAGCAGTTCAGCTTTCAGGAGCATGGCATCACCTGTCGCACGCGAGGGTATAATACGAGGTATCTACCTTGACGACGCGGCAGCGGCCGTTTTCCGACGGGAACGGTCGCGAGTACGTGAACACGAGGTCAGGATACTTGTCGCACTTCAAGTTGACGCTAAGGCGGCGGTTCCGCGAGTCGGTCACATGCTTGCCGATCACGTGCAGCGGACCGACCCGCTTGCGCACCTCGGGCAGCAGGGCGCGCGCTACCCAGACGATCGGGCACTGCAGGGCCCCCGGGCTGCACAGTGTGACGCGGATACCAGGGTTCGGCTCCCAGTCCGGGTCGAGGCGCGAGCGACAGTCACGTGTGGGGTCGTCGCCTAGCCCGTCGAGATCGGCGGCCAGCGCGTCGAGTACGGCGAGCATCTTGGGCATTTCCACAGACTGTTTCTCGAAAATCGCGACTGCTGAGTTATAGCGCTGCTGGAACTCTTGCAGCGCCACTTGCAGCATAGTGTTGCGATTGAACGTGTCTGTCCATTCGGTTCTCATCGGTCTCTCCTTTCGGGTTTGTTTGTTTGCGCTTCGCGAGAACGTCTCGCGATTTTGCTTCATCGTTGAAGTGCAGCGCGAAGACGGTTGGTCATGTCGGGCAGCTCTCGTCCTAGCTTCTCGAAGTTGCCGTGATACCAGTACATCGCGTGAAGATGGCTGGTCATGGCTTGCAGTTCTCGCTCTAGCTTCTCGAAGTTGCCGTTATACCAGCACATCGCGTGAAGATGGCTGATCACGTTTCGCAACTCAGGTTCTAGCGCCTCGAACTTGCCGTCGTACCAGCTCATCGCGATGTCGTAGATCTCGTCGCCGAACGTGTCCAGGCAGTAGTCCAGCACGCTCTGCAGACGTCGCGCAGTGCCTTCGTCGTAGCTCGGCTCGCCTCCCGGCCGGACGTAGTCTTCGAGGGGAGTATCGGGATGAAACCCCGGACCGATCTTTCGGCATAACATGACTAAACCATGCAATGCCAAGAGTCGCCGCATTCGCTGTCTTGTCATGACGGCTCATCCTCCTGTGATCTGCTCAATCATCAGGTCGAGGAGCGACTCCGCGTCGCTCTTGAACAGCTCGACCATGTGTTGACAGAACTCGTTACGGCCCAGGGTCCTCAGGTGGTAGCTGCCGTGGCACGCCGGAGCCTTGATCGCGAAAGTGTGGTGACGGTGACTGTACGTCACTACGAACACCTCGTCTTCAAGGTCCAGGTCGTGCCGAACTCGGAGTCGGGTGATGGGTGCCATCTTGCGAAAACACCCGTCGCCGTTCTCGTCTACGCTGGGGTACCACGATATGTTGCGGCACTCCAGCACGTTCCAGCTCATGGGTAAGCCTCCAGGGTCGTAGTCGTCAGGGTTACTTCGGCTTCGAGCCGACGACGATCACGTTCCCGCTGAAGCGAGCGGTCAGCTCGACTCCGTTCACCATCATGGTGATCGGGGTGTTCGCCACCCGCCAGCCGTAAGACCCGGTGCTGAACTTCCGGGGCTCGGCTCGCAGCTGGTGGTCTCCGAACAGCAAGTCGACCGGCTCGGCGTGCTCCTCGAACTCCTCGGGGCTCATGCCGGTCTTCCGGCAAGCCCGTTCCTTGACTCGCTCGACCTCAGCCAAGGCTTCGGCCAGCTTCGCCTCCAGCTCCGACTTTGTCAGCTTAGACTTGACGGATTTCATGGCAGACGTGACGATGGTACCGACGGACAACATGACGTTCTCCTTGCAGGACGGGTGATGAGCGGCCTGCTCGCTCTGCTCGACAGGGTGTCGAGGCCGCCGGGCCCGCTGCGGCAGTCTCGGCACTCTAGTCCCGAGTCGCAGCTTCGAAGGTCTGTCCAACCCACCGTGTCCTTGGAGTGGGGGACTGGTCGGCTTCCGTGTCTGCGAGGTGCTCCTCCAGGAGCCTGTCCAGGGCTTCGCACTCGCGCTCCGTCAGCTCGTACCGGTGTTCGTACAACCACTCGTTCATGGCATCTCCTTGTGTGGGTGGGTGAGTGTGCGCGTCTGTGTGCCGTCACACATGGACGACTCAGACAGGCCTATTATACCTAAGACGTTCTGTCTCTGTAAACGTGTACATTCGTTCTTCCGTAAAGTCTTACGTACTAACAGCTTATGGCTATTAGTGTGCATTCGTACTAGTGTACAAGCGTATGCTAGTAGTAACGCATAGGCCCGGGCCTATGCGGGGCCCATGGGGCCCCCCGCCCCCTGTTTGACCGCGGCTTGGGGCCTCAGAATCGCTCTTCGCGCTCCTTGGAAGCCGCGTGTAGCCAGCTGGTCTCAGACCAGCCGATAGACGTGCGGACGGGCACGGTCAACGGACGAGAGGTAGCGTTCATCACTTCAACCGCGCGTCGACGCACGTGCTCGGCCCGCAACACGTCCAGGGGGGCGTAGGACAGGACCTGGTCGTGGACACAAGCCATCTGCCGGAACTCTGGGACCTCGTCGTCTAACGCTACCATGCGCTCTTTCATCAAGTCGCCAGCGCTAGACTGGCAGACCGTACTGAAAGCGGCAAACGCGGCGTGGGCTGGCAGATGCCGACGGCGCCCAAAGTGATTCCTGGTGTACCCGCGGCGCTTGCAAGCGGTCTCGGCAGCGCGCGCGGTTGGCTTCAGTTCAGGTAGCGTAGCGTGGTACTTGTCGTAGACTTCTAGCGCGCGACGTTCGCAAGCACGAGCTACTGCTAGCTGGACTTGGTCATCGGGTAGTCCAAGCGCCTTGACCTCGGCGATAGTCGCGCCGACGAGTTCTTCGTTGACCGACAGGACTTGTATCGTCTTCTTCTTGCCGGCTCGGTAGCCCATCATGAAGTTGATGGTCTTGGCAGGCTTGCGCTTGGTCGGCACCATGTCTGCCACCCAGTCGTGAAAGTCTGTCCACGGGTCCCGCTGGTAAGCTGCCACGCACGCTCGGTTGCCGATGTAGTGCACGATGTACCGGAACTCGATCTGCGAGAAGTCCATCGACACGATGCCCTCGCCGGGAGGCGGCTGGACTAGTTCTTTGGCGTCCTCGCTGAGCTGCTGCATGTTAGGCTCGCCGCAGCTCATGCGCCCGGTGCGGACGCACTGGTTGTAGGTCGGGTGCATGCGACCGTCGGACCCGATCATGCTCTCCCACTGCGACAAGAAAAGCGAGTTCAGCGTGTTTAGTCGACGGTATCTCAGCACCTTTTCGACTATCTGCTTCGGGGCTAGCGGGTGCGTGAGATACAGTTTCAACGCGTGCTTGTCAAAAGACGGGCTGGGCATGGCAGAGTCTGTGTACGCCAGTACGGGCAAGCCGTACTGCACGCACAGCACGTCATAGCAGTCCTCGTTCACGTGCGGGCGGAAAGCTCGTCCTGCTAACCGCTCGAGCTCCTCATCGATCTTGACCATCTCAATGAGCGTTTGTAGCTGCTTCACCCGGAGCTTGACCGGGTCCACGAACACGCCCTCGCGCTCTATGCGGTGCAGCAGGCTCGTGACGCGCCGCTCAGTGGCCCAGACGCCCGCAGACTCGGCAGGGACTTCGCGTTCCAGGTACTCGGCCAGCTTTCGGTTCGTGACGACGTCCGCGCACGCATAATCGGCGAGTACGTCAAGCGGTACGCGTCCGTAGTCCTTGTTCCGTTCTAGCCACGGGACGAGTTCCCGGTAGAACGCGCTGATGTCAACGCCGAGCCAGTCCTTGGCCAGCTCGTCTAGACCGTAGCCCGGGTGTAGGCGGTCGCTGTTTACCAGTTTGCTAGCCGTGAGCGTGCATCGCAGTTCCAGCTCTCGACGCGGTACGACGCTGAGGTCGTTGCCTGACACGTGTGCGTCATACTTGACGTTGTGGTTGGTCCAGACTTTAGTCGCGCGCAGCAAGTCACGCCACCACCCGGTGACTAGCAAGCGCTTCGGCACGAACCACGTAGGTGAGTCGTGACCAAACGCTACCGCGGCGCCTATCACTTGGCAGTCGCGCCAGGGATTCACAGATGACTTGCGCGGGTCTCCGGAACTCGTCTCGAAGTCCGCGAAGAGCTCCGGCACCCCGCCAGCCGGGATGCCGGGTAGCTCTTCCTCGGACTCGAGCAGCAGTCCTCCGCTGCCGCCCAATCGTATCATTCGAAGCGCCTCCCCTCGCGCGAAGCGCTGATCTGTAGCTCGTCCCAGCTAGAGATGTGCGAGAGGTACCTCTCGACCACGGGGCCAGCTAGCTGCGTCGGGCTCAGCCCACAGTCAGTATGCACTAGCTCGTCCACGCGAACTGGCGGGTACAGTTTCCCGCGGCACGTCACGTACTCTCCGGCCGCGATCTTTTGGAACGTGGCGTGGTGCTCACGTACTCGTTCCAGTGGGTACATTTGCGTGGATGCGCTCGTCATGTATCGCGCGACCAGCTCCTCGTCGCGTATGGCGCAGACTACTACGTAGGCTCCCGCGCGATACAAGATCGCCGCGTCGGTCATCCGGTATCGCAAAGGGTCGAGCTTCTCACACGGGTACGTGTCATTGCAACGATACACGAGGCCGGACAGGTGGAACCGGTCGCGTACCAGCGACGGCGCGGACAAGTCCAAGTACCCGGAGTAGTAATCAAAGTCTGCTGGCACGCGGCTCAGGTGCTGGTAGACGTGCGCCATGCCTGTTCGGGACAGCAAGTCTTGGCATGCCTTAGCGAGCGAAGTCTTGCCCGCGCAATCACCGCCTTCTATCACTAGCATGTGAGAGTCTCCTCTAGAGTGGGAAGGGAAGGGCTCGCGAGAGTGATCTACGTCGGCACGTCAACCCACTCCACTAAGTCTCCCGAGAAGTCGCACATCTCGAACTTTCCTTCGTGCTTGATGATGTTCACGACTCCAGCGCGTCCCTCTTCCATGTGCGTGGGGGTCAACTCTTCGACGCACGTGGCTTGTCCGTCTAAACAACTGACGATCAGGTACATAGCACTCTCCATGCCGGCGGTCCTATCGGTGCTACCGTGCCTCCGGCGTGCCAACGGCACGTCTTCACGAGGTCGCGCACCATGTTCTCCTCGTCGCCGCCAGGTTTCGACAAGGTATAACGATCCCACGATAGCGCAGCTGTGCGGAGATCGAGCAGGGTATCACGTGTCGGTTTCCAAGGGCACGGCCGTAGCGAAGGACGGTCCGGGGCGCCAAGAGCTTCGATTGCGCGGGCTAGGTGTCGCTCGTACAGGTGCAACGTACCCGCATGGCGGTGGTAACCCCCGAGTTCGAGGCCCAGTTCCCACGCGACTACTCGCATGAAGCACGTCGATACGAAGACGTCGTTGGGCAGGCCTACCCACGCGTCGCTGGCACGCGCAGTCTCTATCATGTGTAACTTGTCGTCTCGCACGAAGAACTGCCAGTTCAAAGTACACGGACACAATACGTTCTCCGTGGCCTCCACTAGGTCAAGACGCGTGTCAAAGCACTGCACGCACGCCCTACTTGAGTTTGAGTGCTGTCCCAGCCTCGCAATAGCCGCGGGTAAAGCTCCCATGATGCGCGGTCCGTAAGCCCAGCGCGCGTACGGCTTGCCGTCGCAATACCGCGCTTCGAAGCTCGGGGCAAACCTGGCTATCAAGTGCGTGTCAGTGCATCCGAGAGCAAGCCACAGCACTTCAGCGCAAGCGTAACCCGGGTTCAGGCGCCTACGTTCGTTCGTGAGCCACGACTGCCCGCCTCCGGCTTGCATGTCAATCGTAAACGAATGACTGAGCAGTTCTCGCGCTATCTCACCATCTCGCAGGACTCGCGCTGAGGACGGCTTGCGGCTAAGTAAGGCGCGCAAGATCTCTCGCCACGCGTGATCAAGACTATCGTAGGCATCGTGCATGCGCAGGTTCTCCGCAGTGACGGGTCTAGGCTAGCAAAATCTTGCGTTCTGGTATTCGTGCCACACGCGCAGTAAATCTGGCGGGGTGTACGCGGGGCCTTTGTCAGAGACACGGGACCCGTCAGGCGCGCCAGGAACTACCGGGCGCTTGGTCATGTTACTCCGGTGTACCTCGGCAAAGCCTTCGCCAACTGGCATCGCGAACTGGACGCCCGTGCCGAGTAAAACGTACAGCCCGTCGCAAACCGCGTCGAGGGTTTCCACATCGTCATATGCCGCCAGTGCCGCGAACAGCTCGGCTACGCACTCGCTCATCACCAACGCGGCGCGCAACGCTCGGTCATCACGAGTCATCCGATATATTGTCATCAGCTTGTGATACTGTTGACTCGCGACACCCGAGACTTCTTGAAGGTACTTTGACACCGTCGATTCGTGCTGCGCCGTAGCCGTGTGTTCAGACAGCCGGCGTGGAGCCGGCACACGCGCTATCTCGGTCATGAATTCCGTTACCGCGGCTTGCGCCTCGTTCACGGACATGGCTAGTGATATGCTCGCGGTGCTCATCAAAACTTCTCCTCTAGAGACTGGCGCGCGTGCGCCGGGACTGGAGCCAGACTCAGGTTCTTGAGCCACTGGACGAACTCCGGGGACTTGTGGTACCCGCGGTCACCGCGCTTGTTCGAGCGGCGCAGCGCTCCTTTGCGGACTAGCAGGCCGAGGAAACGCTGCGCGTCTGCACGCTCTCCGCCGAGCCAGTCTTGCACGTCTACTAAGTCTATCGAATCGGCATACAACAAGCTCTCGCGTATCTCAGCTGCGTGCGCGTAGCTCTCGAGCTCGCGCTTCAAGACGTCCGGGTCTTTCAAGACCACTGATCGCCTGACTGCCTCGCTGTAGAGCGCGTAACCGAAAGACGGCGACCCGTACGTTAGGCGCAGCTTCTCTACCACGTACTGGACGTGGCACTGACGTATTAGCAGGGTAGCCTCGCTCTGACCCGTCGAGAACGTGCGCGCAGCTAGCGCTGCAGACAGCCGGCTGAGTTTGTGCCGGGTGCTGCCTTTGTCTATGAGCGGTATCGAGTCGTCAAATTCTCGACACAGCTGAGTCGCCGAGTCACTTATCAACTCACGCGCGGCGTCTTCAAAGACGATCTCGGTCTCAGCTCGCGTCCAAGCCCACAGCACCAAGGCGTGGCACAGCTCGCTAGTGTACTTATGCGGCACCTTAGGAGGGTCGCGAACTAGCTTGTTCAGGACACCCTCGTCCAGGTCCCCTGCCGTGACGATCAGCGCGGCGTCAAAGCGTCGCACGTCCTCAGGAGCGCCTACCAGGTCTCGTACGGCTTCTATCCCGAACGCGTAAGAGGACATGTTCCGGTCGCCGCGCGCGTTAGAAGTAGCCAAGAGCCTCGTGCGCGCGCTAGTACGCCGCTTCTCGATCTTGGGTATCTCCGCGCGTCCGCTGGACCGCATGTCTGTGAGACGCGACAAGACCTCGGTACTGGCCCCTTTCAGCTCTTCGAGCCACACTAACCGTCGGTCATGCGTAGGTATGACCCCCCACGACACGTACCAGGTGTTGCCCATCTGCTTGAGACCTCCGAGCAAGCCTGCGACAGTCGCGTTCTTGCAGTCGACTTTCTCGCCTAGCAAGTAGTGACCCATCAAGCCAGCCACGGTCTCAGACTTGCCTTGCGAGGAGTCTCCGAGTATCAACACCTCGGACCACCCCTTTGTGACCTTGTCGTCAACGACAATCAGCAGCGGCGAGTGCCACGCTAAGTCCGCGAACAAGTGCAGGTCTCTGCGCAAGTAAATGCGCGTCACGTTGTACTCGAAGTCTGCGTATATATCGTCAAGCCGCTCGCGCAGTCCTTCTACGGTCCAGGAGTCGGGACGGAACACGCGCAGCTTGTGGGTCTCCCGCGGCACGTGAGTGGTCAGGGCGTCGTGAGAGGCGCGCGTCTTAGACACCAACAGCGTGGCTTGTTGGGTCTGCGGGTGCGGGTACAGTCGGCCGATCACCTCGTACGTGGCGTTTAGTTCGAGGTCGCACTCGACCCCGATAGCCGCTAGCATCGTCCGGTCCGTGTCCCGGTTAGTTATCGCAAGGCTTGGGTTGAATCGGACGTCTTCGGCGGAGTAGTGGTCGGTGACGTCAAAAGTCACGCCTTTGCATTGCTTGGGCACCCCGACAGCGTGCCGCACCGCTGCGTCAAGTGCGTTAGCTGGGACGGCTATCATCTCGAGTATCGCCGGGGATTCCGCGGGCACGTAGAACACGCGATCATCGCGCGGGTAGACAGAGCACAGTGCGCATACTTCTCCCTGGTCTTTCTGGCATTGCGTAACTACGCGCTTAGGTACCAGGAACGAGCGGTCTGCGCACGCCGCGACGACCCCGCTGAACCTCATGCGCTTACCAACGTTAGCAGAACGCACGGTCTCGCTAAACCCGACCGCGAGCGGCTCGTCATCTTCGGGTGACAGGCGCGCTCGCACCGCAGGTACCCATTGCGGGGCGTCACGAACTACGGGCCACAGGTCCTGACCTTCGCGCCCAACGAAATCATTGACATCGCCTTTCGGGTACTTGTCCGGGTCTAGCGGTAAGTCGACGAGGCCTGTCCAGGACAGCGCGGGGTGCAGCGCGGCGCACAGTCTCTGCGCTGCCTCTCGTCCCGCCGGGTCGATGTCTAGACACACCCACGCGCGCTTGCCCTTGAACTGGTCAGTCAATTTCCGGCTCCAGGCGCCCTCGCCGCCGGTCACGCACACCGCGCCTATCCCGTGAGGATTGAGCTGTCTAGCTGCGACTATCGCCTTCATCTCACCGCCGCAGATCACGACTCCGTCGTACTGCATCTGCTCGACCGGGTAGAGTCGCATGACGCTGCCACGCCCGCGCGCGTTCTTCATCTTCTGGGAGCCTGGCGCGCCTGGCAGGTACCTGCGCACGTTCACGTACAACCCGGCCGCGTTTTTGACGGGTATGGTGACACGCTGGTCATCTGCGCCTAGTCGGTAGTGCCGTATCTCCTCGTCTGTGACTCCGCGAACGTAAAGCTCTTTGAGCAGGTGCGGGTGCGCCCATATGGCCGCGTGCCACCTCTCGATCACCTCGGGTTCTATCGTCTTGACTTGCTCGAGGCCGTAACGCTTCTCGAGGTCCGCATACACGACCGCGCGCGTGGTCTTCAGCGCCGCAGCCATGAACGACAGGAAGTCCCCGGACTGTCCGCAGCCCGCGGCAAAGCATTTGAACGAGAACTTCTGCGTATTCACTGAGCATGACGGGCTCTCGTCGTCGTGAAACGGGCACCGGCACTTTACCGTCTCCTCGTTGGCGGGTTGGTACGCCCAACCCATCCTCTCGAGTTCAGCGAGTACGGATACTATCCCCACGTCAAGCCTCTAGTTGACAGCGAAGATGAGATAATGAAACGAGTGACCGCCACGGGAACACACCCGCTCGTCGGAAGCCGCCTAGACATGTCCGGCTCCTGCGGTCACTCGCCCGGTTCAGGCGACAAACGCCTGGCTCACATGGACTCCGCCGCGGCACTGAGCGGCGCGGACTGGACCTCGTCAGGGTCTTCGTGCTCGACCTGGACCAGGTTCGCGGCTAGCTGCTCGCGCAAACGCAAGTGCATCTCCTTCATCGCGTCAAACTCGGCTTTGGCATAGAGCAGCGGGGGTGGCGCGTTCTCGGAGCGCGGGTTTGTCACGTCGATCCCGTGCCAGCGACCTTTCGCGTTGCTGCGCTTAGTCTTGTTGACGCGTCCTTCGAACACCATCGCCCACATCGGGTACCCGCGCATCTGGATCAGGCTCGCGAACGCCGAGCCGTACTTGTGCTCGCCGCGTGCCCAAGACATCGCGCACTGCATGCCGGTCGTCTCACCCCCGCCCGCGAGTACGACAATCCACGTCAGGTACTCGACGAACCGCAAGTTTTGGTTGCGGTCTTCCGGGCACGGCTCGGTGCGCGAATCCGCGTTGCGCGCTTTAGCCGCGATCTCTGACAGCGGGTCGAGCGTGCGCTCGCGAATCATCGGCAGGCGGTCCTTGAGCTCCCACGGGTTGATGACGCAGTACTCCGGGAAGAACAACACGGGCACGAACCAGAAGGGCTCGTCGAGCCCAACCAAGCGCAGTCCTTGCGGGGTTAGCACCACGTCACCCTCGTCAAACTGCTCGTACGCCGGCCCCTTTTGGCTCTGCACGACTTTCAGCCGCGGCGGGGTGACGTGCTGCTTCAGCGTGTCCGTGCCGAGGTCCCGCTCTTCGCTCAGCCACTCGGGCACGGCCAGCTCGGTCTGTCGCGTCCTCGACAGCACCAGCTCGGCGCCGTTAGCGTCGCGCGGACGCTCGGGTGCTACCGTCAAGGCCTGTTCCGTGTCAGTCGTCTTCGTCTTAGCCATCTCTTCTCTCCTCGGGACCCCTGTGGTAGTAAGCGCGCGGCGTGTCGGGGCCTGGTCAAGCCGTGCGCGTCAAACGTGATCGCTCAAGTCTTCAGAAGGGCGAAGATTCGTCATTGTCATTGTCATCGTCAGCGCTGAGCACCGAGGCTTCCGCGGGCTCGTGAGCCGCTGCCGTGTCACGCTCGAGGTCTTCAGCTTTCACAGAAGCTAGGGCAGCTCGAGCCGTTACTAGAACTGGGTCTAGCACGCGAACTATCTCGTAAAGACTGCGGAGCAAATCCGGGTCAGGCTGTCGCAATACCTCGTTAGCGGGCAGCAAGCTTTGTTTCAGCCGTGTGGTCACGCGGAACACCTGAAGCATCCTGGCTGGGTCGCACCCCGGAGGTATCGTCTTGCCAGCGGCAAGGTCCCGCGAAACCGCGTCCAGCAAGCTCGGCCAGTGCGGACGGAACGGAGAACCTTCTGGTATCCCGTAGTGCTCCAGTAATCGCGCGTACTCCGCGCTGTCTCGCGCAGGTACCGCGGGTACTTGTTTGCAAGTCGGGCTGGCGGTAGTATACGGCGTGCGTATCGGCTCGCCGGTCCCGCGAGTGAGCCATGCGAGACAGCACAGTCGCTCGAATAGCTCACACACTTTACCGCATTCTTTGCGCGCGTCATCTAGCAGCTTGGCTGACTGTTTCAACGCCAAGATAGCGTCCGCTAGCTCTTCCGGGTCCCCGCTGCCGCCTAGCGCGCGCTTCAGGTCCTGGGCGAGCTGGTACGCTTCAGCGTGCGTGACCCGCGCTCTCTCGTACAGTGACAACGCTTTCAGGTGCATAGTGGTGTTCTCCCATAGTGACGATCTGGTAGTCTCTGACGCTCTCACGAGCGTCCCAACACAACGTGCGCACTTCTCCGTACTCGGCTACCGCAGCTGCGACCATGGCCACCATTGAGGACAGCTTGCCGGTCACGCACAGCAAGTCGCGTGTGGGTTGAAAGCTTGCTGTGCGCAACTCACGCACTACTGACGCTCCGAACTCTGACGTGAGTGACGAGGGATGCGCGCGCGCGGACGGAAACAGGAATCGCAAGGGTCCGTGTCGCCCCGCCTTGTCAAGTCCGAGTTCAGTCGGTTCCAACACGAACACTCTTGCGCTCATGACACCCTCCCGACGTCCATCAAGCGGGTCAAGACGTCTTGCAAGTCTTGTATCTTCAGAGCGACCATGCGCTTGTTCAGCACGCGGGCTCTGATCTCCTCGTCGATAGTCTTGGGCACACACAAGTCAGTGATGCGTACTGGTAGCCGTTGTCCTTTCCGGCACGCGCGATCTTCGCTTTGCGAGCGCTTTGGCGAGGACCAGTCTTGGCTGAAGTACACCTCGTGCGTCGTGTTAGTCTGTGCCAGTTCAGGCCGTCCGGTAGGATAGCCCAGCAGGTTGATACCAACGCCGCCACAGCCCGGATTGCCTACGAAGACCCTGGTCTCCGGGTCTTCGTTATAGGCGCGCACAGCTTCAGCACGTGCTTCTTCTGACGTCGCTCCGTAGAACGTCACAGCCTTGATCCCCTCTATGGCTAGCCGAGCGGCGATGGTCTTGATGTCTTGCACCCAGCACGCCCAGACGATCGTCTTGTCATACGGGGTCTTCTCAGGGTCTTTGAGCAGCTCAACTAGCGCCTCGAGCTTGGGGTTGGGATCAAACCGGTCGATAGCTTTGTCAAATTCGCAGAACTCCCCGCTGGGGGTCTCGCGCGGCACTTCGTACGTCATGAACCCGGAAGTCACTTGGGCTAACCGCAGGAGCTTGGTCAAGATATTGTTGACATTCACTATCCTCCGGTCTCCAGCCTCGGCAATGTCGCGCTCAATCTCTTCAATAAGCGCGCGGCTCACGCGTTCATAGCATTTTGCCTGTTCAGAGGTCATCTCGACCTCGCAGACGTCGTACATTTTCAGCGGCAAGTCAGGCAAGGCTTCCGCTTTGCGACACACGAAAGCCATGCGCGCTAGTCGCTCTTGCATGAACGGGAGATTTTGCACGTCTACGAGAGCCTTGTGACCGCCTTCGCGTATCTCGTAGACCCCGTAGAACTGCCGGAACGCGCTCCAACTGGTGAACCCGCTGCCGCCTTTCTCGAGAAACTCGAACGGCGCGTACAGATCAAGCGGAGTGTTACACACCGGGGTGCCAGTGAGGATCATCCGCTGCCTGGAACGGTCGCGTAAACGCATCGCGTACTCGTGCCTGCGCACGTCCGGCGCCTTGATGTAGTGACCCTCATCAAGGATAGCCAGGTCCCAGATGATCGCTTGCAGGTAGTCCCACATGTTCACGAGCATTTCATACGAGCACACGAATACGGTGTATCGCTGTGTCTCGCGCTTGCGTCCGAGCGCTCCCAGTAGCAACTTGACGCGATCCATGGTCAGCCCGCGCAATATGGTCACCTCACCGTCAACACGCGAGAACTCGCGCAGCTCGTTGGCCCAGTTCGCCTGGACGTTTTTCGGGCACACTACTAGCGCCCGGTACACGTCCTTGTCCCAGCGCTCAGACTCGGAGTCAATGCGCCCGATCACCACGTTAGTCTTGCCAGTGCCCTGCTCCATGAACAGCCCGTAGCCAGGGTTGCTCATGCTATTAGCGTGTGCCACACTTTGGTGTAGCATGGGAGCGTGACCATTGCCGAGGGAATACGGAGTCACGATTGGCGGCGTCGGGATTGCTAACGTAGTGATGACTTCGCGCAAGCGCGCGTAGTCATGGTACTCTTTGCTGCGGTCCATGGCTACAGACTGGAACGCCAGCTTGACCCGGAGCGCCTCGTACACGAGACGAGCGTTCTCCGTGAACACTACGCTCTCGGTCCACAGGGTCTCGATCACCCGGACTGATACGTCGGTGCAAGGCACGCGCCACACGCAACTCTGAGAGCCCGCTACTTCGCGACGCTCGGGAAACCTGGCGAAGAACACGTGTCGAGCGCTGTTAGACGCGAAAGTCTCAGCCGTGCCTACGCGAAGCACGAATTCGTCGGCTTCTCCGTCTCCGCCCGGGTCAAAGTCGACGTTCAAGACGTCGAACTCACTGAGTCTCACTGGCTTGAACAGCTCAGCGTGCGTGATGTTAGTCTTGATGACAGTGCGATGTGCCATATGTGATACTCCTTAGTGCCAGGGAACAAGATGCTAGTGACGTGTTTATTGTAGTGATAGTCGCTTGTCGCAGGAATACCAATCCCGGGGAACTCAGTTAGTCATCTTCGCGACGAGCAGGAAAGTACGCGGTTACCGTCTCTATGAGCGCGCGTGACGCGTGCTCGGACCACTCTAACCACCCGCCGGGCGCGATGACTACGTCTCTAGAAGGGTCGTAGTCATGCGCTTTGATGTACCCCCACCTCTTACGGTAATCGCGGTCTTTGACAGACCCGTGAAACCAGTGAACTAGCGAGCCTTCCACGTACCCGAATTCCCCGGTCATCCTCGCGCGCGCTTGATGAGTCCACCGTTCCCAGTGCGCGCGTGTCGCGCTATTGAGCTGGCTATCATGCCACTCGCGGAGTGGGCGTCCGGTGAAACCCGGAGTCATGAGCGTGTCTCCGCTACCTGTCGCCATGTGCGCATACAGCCCGACTTCTCGTAGCCAGTCCGCTCTCGCTGCCCAGGCAAACCCCGGGTGACTACGCGTGAAATCGTTCCAGCGTGAGTCTCTCGTCGACCAGTGCCGCCCGCAAGAGCTAATTGCAACGCTACCCAGCTCAGACTCCGCATCAGCCCAGTGCGCCTGACCGAACAGCTGAGCCACGCAACTGCGAGATTCTAGTTCTTCGCACGCGCGTTCAACCCAGCGAGGGTTCAGGAACTGGACATCCGCGTCCACCCACGCCACGTACTTCGTCTCACGCGGTACCATCTCTCGCACCACCGCGTTCAGCAGGGCCTCCTTCTGCCAGAGTAGCGCGCGCGACCTTAGCGCGCGTAACCGTAGGACGCGCCCGCCTAAGACGTACTCGTCGTCGTCATAAGCGAGCTCCACCGGGTAGAACGCGACGCCAGCGCGTGCCATGTCTGTGGTGAACCTCTGGAAGTGTTCCAGCGGCCTGACGTACCCGCAAGGGTTGAAGTGACAGGCTATTACCGCTAAGTCACTGGCCCGTCGCATTGAGTCCCTCCTCCGCCTGCGCGGATAACAACTCGAGGTATGGCTTCGTCATCTCATCGATAGCCTCGCGCCCGTTAGCGCGATACGCAATCGCATCGCTTCGCATCATCTCATGAATTGACGAGTATGACTGACCCAGCTGCAAATACGAGTTCTGGGTCCGACCCCAGCCCCAGCTGAGACACCGGACCCAGCGTCCGTCTGCTCGGCGTACCGCGCGCGTGAACGGCTCTCCGGAGCTCTCCCGGATCGCTGGTACGCTGACAACCTCGCCAAACCCGAGTTCGCGTAACCACGCGTTGACGTGCTGAGCCCCGAACTCGTGCCCTACAAATGATAGAGTGGTATACGCGGTCATTGTGCTCGGTCTTTCCGCCAGGCTTCTTTGGCAGGGTCAGGCGTCTCGTCACGTGTCGCTACGAATAGGGCGCGCGGACGCTTAGCCACGCTCAGTATCTCCGGCTCCCACCAGTATACTGCTAGCGAGTTCCTGGGCTTGCGACTCTCAGACACGCTGTGATAAGACACGTCTCCACACTCGAACGCCACGAGACGATTAGCCCGCGGAAACACCTCAATCGCCGGAGTTGACAGGTCAGGACGCCAGAACCTCAGTGCTCCGCCGTCTGCCGGCACGAAATCATCAAAAAACAAGATGACGTTCACTGCGCGGCGAAACCCTGTACGCGGGTGTCGATCGCAGTCCAAGTGCGCGTCAAGAAAACCGCCGCACGGAGTGTGGTGCATGCCCGCTCCATGCGCGCCTGGGTCTGTAACCAGACCTGGCCCGCAGAACGCGTCTAGCCGGCGGGAGAGCGTCAAGCAGGCCGGAGGCAAGCTGGAAGCCTTAGCCCACTTGCGCTCGCCGGGAGAATCGTATCGTACCCAATCCGGCGCGTACTCGAGAGCGGCGGAAAACTCGTCTCGGGCGGCGACAATGAGTGCGGCTTCGAAGACTCTATCGGCGACCAACCAGGGGAATGGACTGCGGCCCTCCAGTATTCGAACGCCGGGATCAACGCGTGTTTCCAGTATGCCTCGTCGTATGGATTCCCGCAGTTGTCCAAGAACAGACATGGGCTCTCCTGCCTAGTGAAAAGACGTCCTGGCCATGATTCGCTTCCCCAGCCGTGTTTATCTACTTTTTGCCACGGTCGCGTTTGCGCTATCGCGTTGTCAAACCAGTAATAAGTGCCCGCGTAGTGCCACGGCACCTTCAGGCCCTCGTACCGTTTGAGGGAACCAACTATCGGGTACTCGGCCAGCGCGATGTCGACCAGCCCGGGGTAGTCTAGCAAGACCGTAGACATGACGTCACACCACCACTGACACACGCTCTCTGGAGGGTGCGTGCACCCCTTGCAGTGACACGCGAACGTGTGGCCCGGCTCCCGGATCACTTGCTCTAGCTGCCACGAGAACGACTGCACTTCCCGCAGCCTGGCGTTGTTAGCGAAGACCGCGTACCGCACGGTCGCGTCTCCGAACGCTTCTCTCACCGTGTCCGCGTGATCTGTCGTGCTGTCTTGTGCTATCGCTACGGCTTTCACCCCGTCAAAGAGGTGCCACCTCGCTTTGAAGTGCTGTACGGCACGTCTCCACGTCCCGTACTGCCGGCGCGGGTAGACGTGGCAGATAAAGTGGTTCACCTCGTGTTTACCTCTCGTCGGCAGGTTATGACTTGCCCGTGCGGCCACATGCCCGCGTGACACACTCGCAGGTCAAGCGCGCGCAGCACCTCGACCAAGGCCACGTGAGGCACCAGGAACAGGTGCGAGTCTTGGTAGCAGATGCGGTCCAGACACGGGGCGGGCAGCGGAGTCTGTACTTGTAACAACCCCCCGCGACATACCGCGCGCGCAGCTTCCGCGAGCAAGCCTTTCCAGTCCTCGACGTGTTCTATGACTTCGCGCAGCATCACGCACCCGAACTTGCGCGAGCCAAACAAGCTCGCCTCGAACTTGGCGGCCACGATTACTTGCGGGCCCGCCGAGGCCATGGACACGTCAAATCCGTGCGCGTCATATCCTCTGGCGCGCATGCCCGTCATCGCCGCGCCTACGCACGAACCGATGTCTAAGAACGTGCGAGGCATGAGCGCGTCCAAGTACAACTCTAGCAGGTCTAGGTTGTACCGGACGTCTTCGACTAGGTCAGCGCAACCGCTGACGAGATGTTTGTGCAAGGCGTCTCCTGCGTATAACTCTTCGGGGTACTCCACGTCGTTAGTATCACCCCCGCACCGGAGACACCTCTGCCACGTGCCTTCCGGTACGAATGCTAGCCGGACCGCGTACTCTGACGTAGCTTCGCATACTCGGCATTTACTACGCATCACACACCTCCCTGAGGAACTCTGACCACTTCCTGCCGTGCGCTGCCGCAGACAGCTCTTCCCAAGCGAACTGTCGCGCGCGTCGCGTGACTTCCGAGTCCCGGCCCTTTGAGAGCAGCGTCGTGATCTTGGCAGCCGTGACCTCGTCTGGGTCTGTCAGGTTGATGCGCTCGACGACGGGTCCGACTCGCGCTTCTACCTCGGGTATCCCACCCACTGGAGTCGCGGCTACCGGTAACCCTGCCGCCCACGCTTCTGCTATGGCCAGGCTGAAACCTTCCGAGGGGCTCGGCATCACCAGGCAATCCAGCGCCCCGTAGTAGTCCCCGATACAGTCCGGGGGGTCTACGAACCGGCAGGCTGAGGGTTTCGCGGGCTCGAACTCGAACCCCGTCATGGCCCAACTCGAGCCTACAAACACCGGCACGCCCCTGTGAACTAACCGGGCCACGCGCTCCACTAGCCCTGGGTTCTTCTCGCGCGCTAACCGCCCGACAAACCCTATGGCGTGCTGGCCGGGAGACAAGCCTAGCTCGGCGCGGACAGTGTCACGCGAGCGGCTAGGAGTGATCCGGTCGAATTCTACCGGGTTATGTATCACGCGGCACTCGTGACGTACCGCTAAAGGCCACGTAGCTAGCGCGGCTTGGCTGACCGCGACGTAATGGCTAGTCACTGGCAAGCTTGCCGTCACAACGTCAGCAGTCCAGCGACAGCACCCTTGCGCCACTACTACGAGCGGGCCTGTGAAAGACGGAGGTATGAAATTCACGTACGCAGCCGTGCCCCACGTCACGAGGACGTCGCTTTGCGCAGCCACGCGTTCCACGGCTTCTTGATCCGTCGAATGGCACACTATGTTGTGACGCGCGTACCGGCCGTGTCCGAGGTTCTGGTGCCCCGAGTACACGGTACAGTACCTCGCGGCCTCTTCGCACATCACGTCGTCACTGGCATTCGGATAGATGAGAGCTATGCCCGACGGTCGGATTCCCGGCGACAAGAATTTCAGCAAGCTGAGCATCCACCGCTCTGCCCCGCCAGGATGGCACAGCGACGGCGTGATGAATCCCACTCGTAGCGCGCGCCCCGTTACCCGCGGCGCAACTGTCACTCGCGCTTTGCGGTCTGTGCACGTCAAGCAATTCGCGCGCGTGGGTTCGCCCTTGCCGACCGTGCATTCCCCGTGCTTCTCGCAGGCGAAAACCTTCAGTCGAGTGCGGTTACCCCCGCACGTGACGCAAGTAGACTCGGAGCCAGTCGGCTCTCCGCGGTACACGCACGGGGGCACTTGCTTGGGAGGCCCAGCGGCCGGAACCGCTTGGCCTCCCAAGCA